CGGAGGCGATCCTCGGCGCCGGCCAGGCGGGCGTCGATCAGGTCAACCAACTGGAGAAGCAGATCTCCAGTGCGGCCGACAAGGTCGGCGCGACGGCCAGCCAGGTGATGTACGACAACGGCATCCACATGGCCGAGGGCCTGGTGAAGGGCCTGGAATCCCAGGCCAACGCGATCGAGAAGCAGATGCTCAAGATCGCCGACTCGATGGTCAAGGCCATCAAGAAGGCGCTCGGCATCCACAGCCCCTCGCGTGTGTTCGCCCGGCTCGGTGCCTTCGTGGGCCAGGGCTTCAGCAAGGGCCTGCTCTCCGAGTCGACGGGCGTGATGAGCGCGGTCGAACAGAGCTTGCTCCTGAACACCGGCTCGGTCGGTGCTGGCCAGAACATCGCCTCGGCGGTGACCAGCGCTCTCGGCGACACCTCGTCGAGCGGGGGCGTGACCAAGGTTCTCAACTACTACGCGGCCCCCGGCTCGTCCATCGACGCCGAAGAGGATCTGTTCGCCGCGGCCAACCGAGCACGGATGGGATGGTGATGCAGTAGTGCCAAAGCTCCTGCTCGTGAGCGGCGCGGACGTGATTGACCTCAACGAGATCGACGACAAGGGGGTGGGCTTCCAGGCCAAGACCGGCACCAACGGTCTGGGCCTGCCCCCCGTCTCGGTCCAGTGGCTCGAAGGTGCCGGCGACGGCGCCACGTACCGGGCGACTCGGGTCCAGTCCAGGACCATCGACCTCCCGATCGAGATCCTGGCGAACGACCGCGTGGAGCTCCAGGCGCAGCTCTCCCGGCTGGCACTCATGCTGGCCGGGGGCTGCACCCTGGTGCTCGACGAGGGCAACGGGGTCACCTGGTCGACCGAGGTCCATCGGACCGGCGGAGGCGACTACACGTACGGCGGCGACACCATCGGCGAGCGTGAGTTCTCCACGACCATCACGCTCATGGCCGGCGACCCGTACTTCACGTCGTCCGAGCAGCAGGTTCGGTACGTCGGCGGCAACGCCGCCACGGCCGCGTTCCTGTCGAGCCTGGCGAACGTGAAGGTGGCCCCCTCACAGGCGATCGGCGAGATCACCCTGTCCAACTCCGGTGACGCCCCGGCGTACCCGGTGTGGGAGGTGACCGGTCCCGGCGACCACTTCGTGGCCACCTCCTCGACCGGGGAGACGCTGAAGTGGAACGGCACCCTGACCGCTGGCCAGAAGCTCACCGTCGACACCCGCAAGGGCACGGTCGTGGACCAGTCCGGCGCCAACCGCTACGACCTGCTCGACACTGCCCCACGGTTTTGGACCGTGCGGCCTGGCACGTCCACCGCGGTGGCCTCCCTGTTGAACACGACGACGGCCTCACGGATCACCTGCTCCTGGTATCCGCGCAAGTGGATGGTGGTGTGAGTGCGCCTGCAAGACATCACCGTCGAGGTGCGAGACAAGACGTTGAAGCGTGTTGGGCAGATCAGGCCCGAGGAACTGAGCCTGGAACTGACCGACAACTTCAACAACGTGGGCTCCTGGTCCCTGACGCTCGCGGCCGAGCATCCGCTGTGTGACGCACTGCGGACGCCCGGCTCGGGCCTCATCGTCACCGGCCCGGACGACGTCCTGCTGTCCGGGCCCATGGTGAAGTCGGAGTTCGCCGCGACCCCCACGGACATCGGGGGATCGGTCAGCTTCGAGGGCGTGTCAGACACTGTCTGTCTGGCTGACTCGCTGGCGTTTCCACAGCCGTCCAACCCGGACGGCGCCAGTCAGACGCTGTCGCACGACGTGCGCACCGGCAAGGCCGAGACCGTCATGCACGCGTACGTCAACGCCAACATCGGCCCCCTGGCCCCGGCCGCTCGGCGCAAGGCCGGGCTCATCATGGGCACGGACGGGGCGCGCGGGCCGTCCGTCAACCAGTCCGCCCGCTTCCCCGTGCTCGGCAACCTGCTCACCGAGATCGCCCTGCTGGGCAGCCTCGGCTTCCGCGTGGTGCAGCGCGGGGCGAACCTGGTCTTCGAGACGTACGTCATCACCGACCGCACCAAGCTGGTCCGCCTTGACGTACGCAACGGAACCCTTTCCGGTCAGCGGGTGGCCGTCTCCCCGCCCGGCACAACGCGAGCGATCGTGGCTGGCCAGGGCGAGCAGGAAGACCGCCAGTTCCTCCAGGTCGACACCCCCGAGTCCATCGCCGCCGAAGCGGACTGGGGCCGGCGGATCGAGAAGTTCGTCGACCAGCGCAACACCGACGACTGGACCGAGCTCCAGCAGGCCGGCGACGAGGTCATGGCCGACGAGGGCTTCACCGCGATCAACGTTCAGATCGTGCCGCTCGAAGACAGCCCCGTCCGCTACGGCAAGGAGTGGGGCCTGGGCGACCTGCTCACCGTCATCGTCGATGACCAGGAGCTTCAGTCGGTCGTGACCGGCATCGTCATCAAGGCCAACTCGGACGGCTTCAAGGTCGGCGCCCTGATGGGCGACGCGACCGGCTTCGACGCGAGCGCGGCCCTGAACAAGCGGGTGTCCAACACCGAGACCCGGCTCTCCGCGCTGGAAGCCAACACCGCCTCGTCGTCCAGCGCAGTCAACGATCAGATCCTTCAAATCATGGGGGTGTGGTAACCCGATGGCGAACGCGCCCAAGCGCCTGTCCAGGGGCAACACTTCGACGACGCTCACGAACGTCTACTCGGTACCGACCGGCGCGACGACGATCGTGACGAACATCGTGGTGGCCAACTCGGGTACCAGCGCGGCGACGGTCCTGATCCAGCTCAACGGGCTGGCGATCATCCCGAACACCTCGATCCCCGGCAACGGCATCTTCACCCTCGACATCGCCCAGGTGATGGACGCGGGCAACACGATCCACGTCCAGGGCAACACAACCACCTGCCAGTACTTCATCAGCGGAGTGGAGGTGACAGCCTGATGGGATTCAGCGTGATCCCGGAGCCTGCCATCTCGGGCTTCACCGGTCCGCAGGGCCCGGCCGGAACTGTCGCCGCCAACCAGGTGATCGACGGTGGCATCGGCGTGAACGACACGACCGGCGACCCGAACATCGACATCAAGAAGAACAACTCGCTGCGCTGGAAGATCCGCTCGGCCGGCACCGAGTCCGGCTCGAACAACGGGTCCGACCTGTGGGTGGAAGCCTTCGCTGACGATGGCACCACGAAGATCAACGACCCGATCTGGATCTCCCGCACGGGAGGCCAGGTCGTCATCGGCCAGGCCGACAGCGCGCAGGGCGGCGTAAGGCTCAGCGTCAACGGCGCCATCGGCACTCGGGACCTGACCGCGGACCCGGCGACGACGAGCATGGGAGCGCAGCTCTACTCGAAGTCCGGCAAGCTCTGGGTTCAGACCGGGAGCGGCGCCGAGAAGTTCCAGGTCGTCGAGTCGCTGCCGAGCAAGGCGAACGCGACGCTCAGCGCGACGTACATGAACATCGACAAGGCGGCCGGCAACTACCGCGCATACCGCTGGCTGACCGATGGCGTCAGCCGCTGGGAGGCCCAAGTCGATGACGTCGCCGAGGCCGGCTCGGCTGTCGGCTCCGACTTCCGCCTGTCTGCCCGCAACGATGACGGCTCGTTCAACAAGACCGTCATCCACGCCAAGCGGTCGGACGGCACGATCACCTTCGGCACGACGGTGCACCACGGCACGGCGCAGGTCACCTCGGCCGGCGCGGTCGGCCTGCGAGACATCACCACCGATCCGGCCACGGCCACGGGCGGCGTCTTCCTGTACTCGAAGGGCGGCCTGCCCTACATCAAGCAGGCGGACGGCACGGTGTTCCAGGTCGGGGCTGGCGGCGGCACGGCCCCCGTCTCCTCGGTCAACACCAAGACCGGCGCGGTCGTCCTGGCAGCGTCTGACGTGAACGCCCTGCCGTCCAACGCGGACGGCTCGACGTCCGGCAGGGTCACCTCGGCGAAGGGCTTCACGGTCACGTCGACCGACGTGAACCAGAACCCCATCGTCTCGGACTCTCCGACAGGGCAGGCGGCCCGCCTTCAGGTCATGCGCGTGAACGGCGTGGACATGTTCTCGCTGGACGCGTCCGGCGCCTTGACGCTCGCGGCCGGCCTGACCGCTGGCGGGACGAGCACAGTCCCCAACCTGCGCGTCGGCTCGTCCGGCACCTTCGGTGGCGCGTCCGGGTCGGTCGTCGCCATGGCCAACGTGGGCACCACCCCCACCTCGAACCCGGTCGGCTCGATCCTCTACACCTCTGCCGGTATCCCACGGTTCCGCGAGTCGAACGGCGCCGACTACGCCGTGACTCCTCCGAGCTCGTTCACGCCCGAGTCGCTGGGCGTCCTCGCATGGGCCGGCGACCCCGGCACGCTCGCGTCAGGCAGTGACTACTCCGGTGTTGGACAGGGCCGTATGACAGCGGTCTACATCAGCCGGGCCATGTCGGTCTCGAAGATCGTCTGGCACATGCAGGGCTACGCGGGCGGTCTGCTCACCGGCTCCTGGGCCGCGATCTACGACACGGCCGGCACCCTGAAGGGCGCGACCGGCGACATGAGCACCGCGACGTACGAGCCTGCCACGCAGTCCGTGACCGCTGGCGGCTGGTCCTCGGCTCCGCTGACGGCATCGGTCACCCTGTCGCCCGGCGTCTACTACGTGTGCTGGCGGTTCAGCTACACCGCCTCCCCGGTCGATGGTCCGGCCCTGGCCCGCTGGGACAGCACCGGCACGACGAACGGCCCGATGGGCCTGGGCACTTCGGTCTGGCGCTTCGCGAAGTTCACCAGCTCGGCCACCACTGCGCCGTCGACCATCACCCCGTCGTCCCTGTTCTCCGCCAACGGCGTCCAGTTCTGGGTCGCCCTCGCGTAAGGAGGTGCTGGTGGGAGCTTCCCTGTACCCGCCCCCGCAGGCCCCGGCCGTGACGGCGACCGTGGTCACATCCGGCTTCACGCCGACGTCCGGCTTCACCGTCAACAACTTCGAGGCGAGGAAGATCAACGGCGTCTGTTCGTTCGGCCTCGACCTTTCCGTGGTGACCACGATCAGCGCCGGCTCGGGGCCGCCTTGGAACCTGCCCGACACCGTGATCGGCACCCTGCCCGCGGGCTTCACCCCACCCCGGACGTACACCGCCGTCTTCGGCACTGGCTTCGCGGACGGCGAGGCGGACGTCACGTCCAGCGGCACGGTCACGCTTCGCAGCACGAACTCTTACGACATCACCGCCGGGAACACCGTCAGGATCTCCGGCTCCTGGGTGATGTAACCCCCTTCTACTTCCGACCCCTCGGGCCTCACGGCGCGGGGGGTCTTCGCGTTCCCCAAGGAGGCCCCCCGCGTGACGATCACGTCCTACCCCTTCGACAACACCGCGGTCACCGAGACCGACTACTCCCGCCTGTTCCGCGAGTTCCAGAGCACGGGCGTTGCTGACTCTCTGGGCGGTGTGTCGTTCTACGCGTACGCGGACGGCACTGGCATGACCGTGAAGGTCAGTTCCGGGTTCGCCATCATCCGCGGCCACGCCGTCTACTCGACGGCCACCGAAGTACTGCCCATCGCAGCCGCGGGCACCTCGGCCCGCGTCGACCGCGTGGTCCTGCGCCTGGACCCGGTCGCGAACAGCATCACCCTCGTCGTGCTCCAGGGCACGGCCGGCTCGTCGACTCCGCCCGCCCCGACGCAGACCGACACCGGCACCTACGAGTTCCCCCTGGCGACCGTCGCGGTCGGCGCGAACGTCACCTCGATCGCCGCAGCCGCGGTGACTGGCGAGCGGAAGTTCATCGGCAACACGGTCGGCGCCTGGACGACGAGCACGCGCCCGACCGTCAACCTGCGCATCGGCCGGCTCGGCTACAACAACGACACCAAGGGCTGGGAGTTCTGGAACGGCACCGCGTGGGCGGACGTCTCGCAGGCGGCGGACTGGTCGACCATCAGCAACAAGCCCGCCACCTTCGCGCCCTCGACGCACACGCACGCTTGGACTGACGTCACCGGCAAGCCGACGACGTTCGCCCCGTCCGCCCACACCCACGACTGGGACGACGTCAGCGGCAAGCCCAGCACGTTCGCGCCATCGACTCACTCGCACACGTGGTCCTCGATCACCTCGAAGCCGACCACCTTCACGCCGGCCTCGCACTCCCACTCCAGCTACTTGGAGTCCGGCGACACGATCTCCTGGGCGAACGGTTCGAAGAAGCCGTACTCGAACACCGCCACTGACGGCACCTGGTACGCGGTGTGGGTCGAGGGGTCGGGCACGTTCTGCCGCAACACCTCGGCGAGGAAGTTCAAGGAGAACATCCAGGACTTCGAGGTCAACCCGGACACCGTGCTGAAGATGCGGCCGGTGATCTACGACCGCAAGGA